TCGTGCAAACCCTGTACAGAACATTCAACAACTTCTTGCATATGCAGATGTTGACAATACAGTTTATGATTTCTTAGATAACTTCAAAGACTCTATTATGGAATCTATTCCAGAGAGTATTGCAAGTGGTGTTTCTAAACGAAACTTAATGAAGAACATTAGGAGTTTGTATGAGGCTAAAGGTACTCTTGAAGGACACAAACTATTCTTCAGAATACTTTTCGATGAAGAGTCTTCACTCCTATACCCAAGAGAAAATGTTCTAAGAGTTTCAAATGGCCAATGGTCTGATGATTTACTAATGCGTGTTACTGAGATTGGTACATCAGACTTTAACCAAATTATTGGTCAAGTAGTTACTGGTGAAACTTCTGGTGCGACTGCTGTTTGTCAAACTATTGTTAAGTACAAAGAGGGCGCACAACTTATTGCAGAACTCAATCTTGACAGAACCACAATTAGTGGCACGTTTACTATTGGCGAAACAATTAACGCAATATCAAATGATTTAGACCAACTTATTCGTGCTGAAGTTTCTGGCATTGTTGGTAATGTTACCGTAACAGAACAGGGACAGTACTACAAAGTAGATGACAAAGCTCACTTCGAAAACTTAGGAAGTATCGGCGTTCAAGGTGCTATCACAGATATTGGTGAAGGTGGTATTGATCAAGTTCATGTTGAGAGTGGTGGTACAGGATATGTGTATGATGATGTAATTACATTCAACAACTCAAACACAAATGGTTCTGGCGCAGCTGCAAAGATTAAAGTTCTTGGTGGTGCATTATCATTAGAACTTGAAACTGAAGTTGACAACATCGTTTATGAAGGTGAGACACACCACAACGATATCATTATAGAACATGTAGACAATCTCTTAATGGAGAGTGGTGATACTATAATATATGAAACTGGTGAAAAGGTTTTACGAGAAGAATCTGAAGATTTTAAAATTAGACAAGAACAAAACTTGTCAGAGCCAGATACTTTACTTTTAGAAACTGGTGATGTTATAATCGTTGAAGATCAAACATTCACTGACTTGGGTGTTGCATCAGAAACAGGTTCATTATCTCGAATAGAAATATTTGAAGATGGTGGTGGTTATACAACTCTACCTTCTATGGGTATCACTTCATCAACTGGTTCTGGTGGTTCTATACTCGCCCTCTCTAACAGTGGTGTTGGTAAAGTTCTTAAAGTTGGTATTACAAATCTTGGTTTAGGATACACTAGTGTTCCAGATATAACCATGAACAGAAATGTAATTATTAAAAACATATCTGGAAATTTCACTATTGGTGATACGTTTACATCTCATACAGCTTCGATTGTTTCTTTTAATCCTGTAAATAGATTGCTTGAATTAAAAACTCCTGTAGAACATTTTACTAGAGGAGAAATTATAACTACTGCAACTGGAGCTTCTGCTGAGGTTGTGCAGTGTGTACACTCAAAATCAGAAACAGTTATTGGTGCTACAATTCAAACTGGTGGTAGGTATGTAAGTGATAGAGGGCAGATTAGTGAATCTTCTATGAAGGTTCAAGATAGTTTCTACTATCAAGATTATTCTTATGTTGTTCGTATCGGTGAGTCGATTAACACATGGAGAGATAGTGTTCGTAGGTCAATTCACCCTGCTGGTTGGAACGTGTTTGGTGAGGTTTCTTTTGCTACATCTTTAGAACAGGCACAATTAAATTCTCTAAGAATTAGAAACCCAGCTGCTGGAGATATTTACGACTTCACTGGTGACACTGGAACATTCACTCCAGAACTTGCTTCTACATTCAGAACTCTATTCACAACAGTGTTTGGTAGGAGATTGGGTACTACAACAGATAGTACAAGTGTAAACGCAAATGCAAAAGTTGCTGGGGAAGACGTTACAGATTTTGCTAGAAATGAACGTGAAGTAACATTAACACAAACTGTAAGTGTGAGACTAGATAGGAATAGACTTAATACTCCGTTCACTTTAGGCCCAACATTAGAAAATCTTGCAAAGTATGCCTTCGCAGTTCCACCAATTGGAACTGCTGGAGTTATACCAAACTATACTGACCCTATTGGGCGTTCAGTTACGCCTGGATATAATGACACAAGAGATTTATATCCTATCGGACAGTTTGGACATATTAGAATTAATCAAGTTTCTGATTCGAATGGTGACATTCCAGATGCAGCTTACAACACAAGAATTAATGTTATGCCTCCTTCTGAGATTATCATTGACAGAGGTGGGTTAATAAATAGATTTGATAATGACTTTGTATCTTTCGATAACATCTTCTCAGGATTTGATGAAGAGACAGGTGGAACAGAAGTAGATGATACAGAAGGTCGTTATGCAACATCTTTTGACCAAGGTACTGTTTCTTTTGATGCAACAGATGATAACTTTGATACAGATGCAAATACAGGAACAGGGTTGCTCTCTTTATTCTCAACAATAGACACAACCTTTGATAAAAATACACAAACATACGATAGTCAGTGAGATTAGTCGTATAAATAACTATAGGAATTAATAGGAGAAACCCAGAATGGCATATCAAGCAATAGGGCGTGGAACTTCTGCGAATGACGGAACAGGCGATGACCTCCGTAGTGGAGCAGGCAAAATCAACGCCAATTTCGTAGAAGTGTACTCCAAGCTTGGCGATGGTTCTACACTTTCATCTGACACAGTAACATTGAATACTGCAACTCAGACTTTAACAAACAAGACTTTAACAAGTCCAACCATCACTGGTACAGGCGCAATCGCTGGTACATTTACAGGAAACGTAACTGGTAACTGTTCTGGAACTTCTGGTTCTACTACAGGTAACGCTGCAACGGCAACTGCTCTTGCGGCATCAGTTAATATTGCTGGACAAGCATTCGATGGTTCTTCTGCAATCACAATTGCAAGTACAGACTTGAGTGATACTGCATCTATTTGTCTTGCTGCAAATACTTTGACACTTACAAACAAAACATTGACTTCACCAGTTATTGGTGGAGATGTGACAACTGCATCTGGCAATTTAGATCTTGATCCAGCAACACAGATTGTAGAAATCAAAGGTGACGGTTCATCAGTTGAGGGACAGATTAAACTTAACTGTCATGCAAACTCACATGGACAAACAATCAAACCACAACCACATAGTGCAAGTGTAACGAATACAATGTTACTTCCTGCTGGTGCAAATTCTACATTGGTAAGTTTGGTATCTACTGATACACTTACTAACAAGACTTTGACATCACCTACTATTACTGGTACAGGCGCAATCGCTGGTGCATCATTCACTGCATCTAATCATGTTCAATTAGCAGTACATGCAACAACAACTGCAAGAGATAGTGCAATATCTTCTCCTGCCGCTGGTATGATGATTTACTTGACTGCAACAAACAAAGCTCAAGTATATAACGGTACTGCATGGACAGACTTACATTAAGGATAGATAGTAATGGCAATTGATACAATTAAATCCACAGCGGTACTTGACGGTGCAATTACTACTGCTGATCTAGCAAATGATATTGCAATCAACACTTCTGGAGCAATTACTACTACTGGTGCATTTACTTCAAAAGGCATTGACGATAACGCAGACGCCACGGCACTTAGGATTGACAGTAATGAAAAGGTGTTAATCGGTAAGACAAGTGCTGGTTATAATGTAGATGGGTTTGAAGCACATCCAAATGGAGAAACTTATGTAAGCCGTAGTGGTACACCTATGGCTATAAATAGGAACTCCTCTGATGGCACTATTTTAAACTTTTACAAAGACGGCACAGGTGTAGGTAGTATTGGTAATAATTCTGGCGGTTTATACATTGGTTCAGGTGATGCTGGTGTAACTATAGAGTCAACACTAGATGCTATTATTCCTACAAACGTAGCTACTGGTAGTTACACAGATAATGCTTTAGATATTGGTTACAGTACTAAACGCTTCAAAGACGCTTACCTATCAGGCGGTATATACCTCGGTGGAACTGATGCGGATCATAAGCTAGACGATTATGAACAAGGCAGTTGGACACCTACGTTAAAAGGGGCAAACGCACCTACTGGGGAAAATTATAATGTACGACTTGGAACTTACACAAAAATTGGTCAAATGGTTTATATACAATGTTACGTTTCTGTACTTAGTCTGGGATCGAATATGACAGGAACTTATGGTTACATATCAGGGTTTCCATTTACCATAGCACCTGGCAGTGACCAGTACTCTACTGGAAGTTTTCCATATGTTCATAGTCTTGGACAAAATGTTAATAGTTTACATGCATACGGAAATCAAGGTACTACTCAGGCTTATGTAACTTATCTGAATGGAGCAGGAACAACTTCATCTTATCTTTCTCCATCTGGATGGGGAAGTACACCTACAATAATGTTTGGTATGACATATTTTACAGACACATAACCCTTTCAGAGATTGGGTCGGACAGGTGACATGCTAAGTCACGATAATTAAAATAGGAGACAAAAAATGGCTATTACTAAAAGAACAGAACAAGATAAAATTGAAGTGGTTGGAGCATTCAAGCACATTCAAGTGAGAACAGCTACGGTGGTTGAAGAGGACGGTGTTGAACTGTCTCGTTCATTCAGCAGACATGTTGTTTCACCAGATGCAACCGATGAAGCAGTTGCTGCTGAGAGTGCAGACGTACAAGCAATGATTACACAGTTTCATACTGATGCAGTAAAAACTGCATATGCGGCACATCTTGCTGCGACAAATCCTGCTGGTGAAGACGAATAAATAATCTTGTAATATAGGAAAAAAACAATGGCAGCGATAATCACTGAAAAATTCAGACAACATAATGCAGACCAGTTTCACGAGTCATTCTCAGAATCTTCTGCATCTAATTACTATTTGTTTATTGGTAAGAGTTCACCTTTTACTGCAACAACTAGTGGAGGGGCTGATACAACTCCACCTGTACCACAGGATACTGTAACAGTAGAAAGTTACAAGTGGGACTCGATGCTCGCTGCCAAAAGAATTGGTTCTACAGACGTTTCATACGTTATTCCTCGTAGAACATATTCCAATGGTGTTGTTTATGATATGTATGAACATGATGTAACTTCAACAAACCCAGCAACATCCAGTGCAACTAATTTGTACGACTCAACTTTTTACTTTATGACTGCTGAATATAAAGTATATAAAGTTCTTGATAACAATAATGGTGCTGCGATTGCAGCTGGTGCTTCAGGGCCAACATCAACATCATCTACTCCATTCTTTGAGGGTGGATATTATCTACAATATATGTACACACTTACAACCAATGAAGTTAATAAGTTTGTAACATCAGATTTTATTCCAGTGAAAGTAAACTCTACTGTTTCTGCTGACACTGTAACTGCATCTGGTGATACTGCACCTTATCATGGCGCTCCAGTAAAAGTTCTTAGAACAACTGCTGGTTCTGGTTATTCAAATACTAATGGTACAAATGGTTCTGGTGGGGCTGGTGGAATTTACTATGCGCCTATCCTTGGAAATGGCACTGGTGGTAAAGTTAAGATTGTTGTATCTGGTGGCGAGATTAAAGCCTTTGGTTCTAATGCAACAACCAATTCACAAATAGAGGCGCCTGGAGAAGGTTACACTTATGGTGTTGTAAACCTAAACAAAGTATACTCGGATGCGGGCTTGACTTCTTCTGTATCAATTGGTTCTGGTTCTGGTGGTGCAGTTGTACCAATCATATCACCTCAAGTTGGACATGGTTTTGATCCTGTATCAGAATTAGGTGGCCACTTCGTTATGATGAATACTAAATTAGAACAAACAGAGACAGATGACTTTGCAATCGGAAACGATTTTAGAGAAGTTGGTATCGTTGTAGACCCAACAAATGCTGGTACAACAACAGTTGCAACTGCAACACAAACAAGAATGACACATGCAGTTAAATTTTCGTCTACAAGTGGAACATTTGAACCAGATGAAAAGATTACACAATCAGGAAACAATGCTACTGGTAGAGTAGTAGAGTATGATAGTGCAAACAAAATTTTATATTATCAACAAGAACAGTGGGAAAACTATGGAATTGATTCTAACTCTTCCTCTTCCACATATCTTACTAAGGTTTCATTCAGTGGAACTAATACTATCTCAGGTGCTACATCTAGTGCATCTGGAACACCAGTTTCTAACTCTCCCACAGAAACACTAAGTAATGGTGGTACTATTGCGTTTAGTGCTGGTGGCGGTGGATTTGCCGTACCAGAACTAGAAACAGATAGTGGAAAAATAATTTATGTAGAAAATAGAAGACCAATTTCTAGAGCTTCAGACCAAACAGAAGATATCAAAATTGTAATCGAATTCTAATCATAACAGGAATGTGAAATAAATGGCTACCAACTTTAATGTAAACCCATACTATGACGATTTTGACAAGACTAAGAACTTCCATCGTGTTATGTTCCGTCCCGGCTATTCAGTTCAGGCAAGAGAACTTACACAGTTACAAACTCTCATCCAAAGACAAATTAATAACTTTGGTGAACACATTTTTGAGCAAGGTTCAATGGTTATCCCTGGCGATATCAACATTGACATGGAATATCATTATCTTAAACTTGAATCGATTTACAATGCACAGGACGTAGAAGTTTATAGAACAAACTTTAAAGACAAAATTATTACTGGACAAACAACAGGCGTTCAGGCAAAAGTAATTGGTACAGTCCCATCAACAGATGACGACCCTATCACTCTTTACATTAAATATGAAAACTCTGGTACAGATGGAGAGACAAAAGTTTTTGCAGCTGGAGAAACTATCCTTTCTACAAATGCAGATAATACAACTGTTAAAAATCCATTACTCACAACCAATCAAACCATAGAATATGGTTCTCAGATTCAAGGAACTGGTAGTCCTGTTGGAACTGGCTCTGCTATGTTGGTACATGCTGGTGTATATTTTGTAAACGGTTTCTTTGTAGAAAACACTGAACAAGTTATTCTTCTTGACAAATATTCTTCAACTCCTTCTTACAGAATGGGTTGGACAATTACAGAAAGTTTTGTAACACCAGAAGAAGATAGTTCTCTATTAGATAATGCAACAGGTACATCAAACACTAATGCCCCTGGCGCTCATAGATTTAAAATCAATCTCACTCTGACTAAGAAAACACTTGCAGCAACAGACGATACAAACTTCTTAGAACTTGCTCGTGTGAATGGTGGTGTAATTGAACAGTTTAAAAAGTATGCAGACTATAGTGAACTTGAACATACTCTTGCTCGTAGAACAATGGACGAGAGTGGAAGTTATGAGGTTCGTCCATATCAATTAGAGACTCGTGAACATTTGAACGATGGAACTAATCGTGGTATCTATCCTCTATCTAATGGTGGTGATGTTGATACAGTAGTATTTGCAATTGAGCCAGGAAAAGCATACGTTGATGGATATGAACTTGAGACAATAACTTCACAGTTTGTTAAATCTGATAAACCAAGAGACTTTGCTCGTGTAACTGACAAACCAATTCAAACTCCTATTGGTAATTATGTTCTCGTAACAAATGTTACTGGTTCTCCAGAGATTGATGAGTTTGAACCAATTAATTTGTACAATGATGTATTAGGAGTTGCTGGTTCTGGTAGTATAGTTGGTACTGCAAGAGTTCGTTCTTTCATATTACATGATGGTGATTTCACAGGAACGCTTTCTGAAACAAAATTCAAACTTGGATTGTTTGATATAAACTTAAATGATGGTATAGATTTTGAAAGAGATGTTAAACACTTTGAAAATTCTGGTAATACTTTTTCTGCAAACGTAAGTCCTAATTTTGTATCTCTATCGGGAACTGCAACATCGTCTTCTGGTAGTACAACCGTAACTGGTACGAGTGGTTCTTTGTTTGCCCAACAACTTGTTGCTGGTGATGTAATATATCTAAATGATATATTAATTGGTCCCTCTCCCTC